TACTTTCAAAAGGAGATAAATTATTAGAAAATTTAGAGAATTGTAGTCCATCGGAGTCAGCAAAACACAATGCTTTAACAGCAGAATTGGACAATAAATTTAATATTTTGGATAGATTAAAAAAAAAGAAAAAAGAAGCGGATGATATGGTCGGGAAATCTATTTCCGATTTAGTATTTAGTGGATTGGTTCAAGGAAAATCAACAACAAAATTAAATTCAAAAAAAGATGAAGAAATTAATAAAATTAATAGAGCGTCATCTGGGCAAGGGAGTGGTGGGTCTTCTGGTTATATAGAACCAGACGGTAAATTAGGCAACGTCTTATCTGGTGTATAATTTAAATATCTATACAATAATTATATGAAAACGGTAATTATTGTAATTAATATATTGTTATTAAGTCTAATTTTATATACATTATTAAATAGTGGGGATAAATTAATAGAAAATATGGCTGGATGTCCTGGTCAAGAAAGTTGGACCAAAAAATGCTATGGGTTTATAAGTGGTAAAGAGGCTTGTAAAAGAGATTTTGGTGCGGGTACGACATTTTTAGGCAAGGAAAAAGCGTGTGAATACGGTGGTTTAGATGCACAATATTTATGTAAAAAAAAAGAAACAGCGGCACAAACAAATAAAAAACTTTTAGACAGATTATACCAAGAAGTTTCTATATTGGATAGCGGTCTCGACGAAACAAACAAAAATATTAAGAAGGGAAATGATTTTGCTGACAGAACGTCTAATAAACAAAAAGCATTTATGCAGGATGTAAATAATCAAAAAAAAGAAGTAGCTGGAAATTTAGGGTCTTTATTAATGATGAAACCTGGAAAAGATATTAATATGAGTAGTATTAGCAAAATAGGTAAATTATTTGATAAAATGTCTTTAAAGGGTTAATTTTGGATTATTATATTTAATGGTTCAATGCGGTCATTATCTTCACTTTCACTACTATCTGTGGTTAAACTTTGATATAATACATTTTCTGTATCAGTAATTACTATATTATTTTCAATCTCATAAACAGGATTATGAACTTGGTAATTTCGAAGAGTTTCAGGATTATTATCATTTAACCATTTTACAACATTATTATGTTTTTTAAGCAATAAATATCCATTTAATGGTTCTACAACACTAAAAAATGATATTATATTTAATAATAGAATAGGAAAATTGTCCTTTAAAATAAAAAAAAATATTAAAAACGAAAATGTAATAGAAATACATCCAATTAAAGTTTCTCGCATTTTTTTAAAATAAATTTTTTTTCTATAAATATTTTTGTTAACTTTGAAAAGAAAGAATATATAAAAGACAAGGTTTTGAATAAAAATTGCAAAAGAAAAATAAAATATTTGCGGAGCAATTGAATCTTGTTTAATGATACTGATTAATTTTGTATCATTTTCAAAGTTTCCAGACATAAATTTTAAAAAAATATAGTCGTTATTATAGTCTTCTATTATCCAAATAAAAGTCCCTAAAGTAGAACTAATTAAATAATTTATACAATATGATTGAATCATCTTTTTACAGCAAAAAAATAATTTTATATTTTCCATTGGAAACTCATTAATTATATCATATTCTCCTCTACATTCCATACAAATATTAAATGCTTCATTATCAGTATTTAATGTTCTCCAACTATTTAAACACGATTTATGAACGTATTTGCTTGTGCCTTTACAATTACAAGGATAAATAAAAGGGTCATCGATGGTTTCTAACTCGAAACATATTCTACATTCATTTTCATTTTCATTTTCATTATTAGACATAGATATAGACATATTTTATAATTATATTATATATATAGATGGCAAATTTCTTTAATAAGATAGCTAATGGTGCTGAAAAAATGCAAGCAGAATTCTTAGGACCAACATATAATTATGCTAAAAATATTGCTTCTCCAAACGATATGGGTATGAGTGGTGAAGGTACTATGGATGCCCTAGGTAAAGATATTACAGGTATTATTGCTTATACTCAACTTTTAGTAGAAGGGAAAGGTGATGCTAATAAATTAGGAAAACCTTTAGGAAATAAATTTTTTTTAAAAACAGGTGGTCAATGTAAATCTCCCGATGGTAATAAACACGATAGATACATATATATAAATAATGTTCCCACTGGGTCATTACCTATTATATCTGATGCTACTGGACAAGCATTTGGAGATTTTAGGGGATTGATACCTGGAACTATTGGTAACGTAGGGGAAATAAACCCATTAGCAATTTTTAAAGGTTTTGTTCAGGGTTCAGTTCCAAAATGTAACAAATTAAATTTAAAAGATGATGATGGTAATCAGGGATTTTATGTAGCAGACTCAGATGTTGCTGATTTAGATCCATGTTTATGGGGAGGAACAAATCCTGTATCAAAAGTAACTTATAATGGATGTGCCTCAGGATTTCAAAATATGAATGATATTGTTAATTCTATTAAAAAAGAAATACCAAAACTACAAAAGAATCCGTTAGCTAACTTATACAATTTAGGTTTTGGTACTTTTATTATTTATTTAATGTTTCAAGTATTAAAAAAAAATGGATTTAATTAAATTAATTCTTGACTAATAAATAATGCTAATACATAAAAAATTGTACCTAAAACTATATGGACAAATTTATTTGGAGGTCTACTATTTGGTATAAAATAATTTAAAATTAAATAATGTGGCGAACCTTCTCCAGATGGATATATGCCCCAAAAAATAGCATTTACTAACAATAATGAAGTTATTATAATTCTTAACATATTAATGTATATTAAGAATTTATTATAGATAATTTACTGCTAAAAATAATTATATTCTACAAGCAATCCAACAAGAAATACCTGTCAACAAAGCAATAATTAATGAACTTGATAAAATTACTTGTTTATGATGAACTAGCATATGCATTATTTGAGATTTAAATGAAAGATTGGATGCTCCATTAGGAGGTTTAATTTCCTTCTTAGATGCTAAAGGAGACAAAGCATATGCTAAAACAACATTCAATAATACACCAATAACAGCCGTTTTTAAAAATAAGGTTTTATCCATATAATATTTGACCAGATAAAAATATTATATTAATTAACGTCTTCTACGCTTTTTGGTTTTCCTTTTTCTTTTTCTTCTTCCACCTTTACGGGTTTTTCTTTTTTTACCACCTGTTAAATATTTACGAATAGCTCTATTTCTTTTTCTACTATTTTTTACTCTAAGCATTTTATTAACGAATGATGTATGTGCTCTACGACGACCCCCCAAACCGATCCATGTTCCTAATCCTAAAAGTCCACCTTTCTTTTCTTTTGATTCTAAATTTCCTACAGGTTTCATAGGATCTTGATAATGTTGTTGTGTTGGTAGTGGGGATTGAAGTGATGAGTTGGATGGATATATTGATGTATGTGACAGGGTAGGTGGTGTATCTAAAACACCTCCTTGAGTAGTTCGAAATCCGTGTTCTATTTGTGCCTTTCCAGCACTCAATCCATCACCTAGTTCTTGTCCTTTTCTTCCCAAATGCTGCACTCCTTCTTTTAATCCAGTAAACCCGTCTCCAATTTTATCCATTACACTCGAACCACCTTTTTTGCTTCTTTTACGTGTTCTTCTTCTATGTTTTCTAGCCATTTCTATATAATATAAATTTATAAAAAAATTATATTATAATTGTTTAACGACGGCGGCGATGACGCTTAGTCTTGCGCTTTCTACGTGACTTTCTGCGCTTTTTGGAACCACGTTTCTTGTGTGATTTCTTGCGTGACTTTCTGCGCGACTTTCTACGTTTCTTAAGTTTTCTCTTGGCTCCTCCAATTTGTTGGAGAACACCACCAAGTTTTGATTTCATAGATTCGAGCATTTTTAATGCTGCTCCTGCTTGTGCTGCTGAAGGTGCTTGATTGGACATTATAATATATAATTAGATAAAATTGTATATTATACGTTATTTAGAGTTTGACGCGTTTGTAAAGTTCTAAAGCGGCTAAACCACCAAGAACCTGTGCTACAATATATGGTGCTAATTCTTTCATTGAAAGTTTTCCAGCCATTGCTAACATAACCGATACAGCAGGATTAAAGTTTCCACCTGAAACTTTTCCTAAAAGAAAGATAACAACCATAAGAGCTAAACCTATTGCTACAGCATCACCGGTTGCTAAAATAACATAAAGAAAAAACATTGTGCCTAAAAATTCTGCTAAAAGTTTATTCATCATTATATAAATAAACAACAGAAAATTTAATTATTTCCATTAGCACTAGCTTGATTAAGAGAAACTCTATCAAATACATTTTTGAAATAAATCACATCACTAGAGTCACCGCCACGTCCAGAAGTTTGACCTGGTACAACTTTACCATAGTTTCCAAATAATTGTGCTCTACGAGATCTAGGATCGGCACCGTTAGTTGCATTTTCAACAGTTGCATGAGCTCCTCTTTGAGTACCGCCAATAGATTGATTTTTATCAATTTTATTTGTTCTAGTGCGAAGTTGTAATTTCTTAATACGAGCGATTCTACTTGATGTATCATTTGTTGGTCCTGGTTTAGCAGTAGCCATTAGAGATTTAGCAGTACTTGAATCAGCACAGTTTCTATTTAAACCATTTTCAACACGAGCGTGTGGACCTCTAAATGTTTTACCCGGGTCTTTACAATCCTGTGTTAAATTATTTGGTACTAAAGTCATTGTTGAACGCCAATCATTTAAATAACCATTCATTCCATTTGAAGCAGACATTATATAATATACTTAAATAAAATAAATTATCCAAAAGTACTTTCTCCATCATATTTAATATATAAAAACCCATCCTCGTCTTTATTTTCATTATATATTTGACTTAATAGTGCTGATGTGGGACATAATTTATCATTAATAAATAAATAAATAGCCTTTTCTGGTTCTAATTTCATTCTTTTTCGTATTACATACATAAAATTAGCTAATGATAAATCGCCAGGACACAAATATTTTTTTCTGTCTAATTCATTAATCCGTTTAGTTATCCTTTCACAAATAACTGGAACTCTATCTGGATATTTTGCTAAAATACGTTCAGATTCCTCTTTCCTTTTTAGAAAAGGATGTTTACTTTGAAATGTTACTGTTTCTATTTGATTTTCTTGCCTATGTTTTAAATAATTGCTTGCTCTCTTCAATAAATCAGTCATTATATAAATATAACGATTGATTTTTTTAAATTATTATAATTTATCTTCTCTTTGTTTTACGTTTCTTTTTTTTACGTTTTCTTTTGGTTTTACGTCTACGTTTAGTCTTTCTTTTACCTTTCTTTTTTCTGCGACGACGAGTTTTTCTTCCTCCAACTAGAGATGGTGCCGGTTTCATATTTATAAGTTCTTCTTCGTCATTGTCGCTCGCTTGGACAAATTGGTCTTCCTGCTCTTTTTTCTTCTTCTTTTTCTTTTTTTTCTTTTTTTTCTTTTTTTTTGCTGGTGCTTCTGCTGCTGCTTTTTTTGCTTTTAGTTTAGCTAGCAAACGAGATCTCATATCTTGAATTTTCCCTTTATTTTTTTCAGCATTACTTAATTCGGCGTGAGCCGTTTTTTCGTCTCTTGTACCCACACCAGCATTTAATTTATCTATATAATCGCTATCTTCTGGAGTTCTTCTTGTTGTTAAACTACTCATATATATTAACTAAACAAAATTAAATATTATTC